AAACCGCCCTTAGGCGGTTACGACATTACTGCTTATTGCTTTATTTTATTCGTTTTATCGACTGCAAATATGGTGCCCGGGGCGGGACTTGAACCCGCACAGCCATAAGCCGAGGGATTTTAAAGACCTTAATAGAAGCAATGATTTCAATAAGTTAAGAAAAATCAGCACTTTCCTAAGGTCAATATGGGGTTACTTGGGTCAATGTGGATGAATGTAGTCATTTAACTTAACGTGATACAATAAACCATTCCTAACTTCAGCTTATTCTTATCGCACCAAAGTTTAAGTCTAGGGAACTGACTATCTACTACTCCATATTCATCGAAATCAAGAACGTAGGTGGTCCTATGTATAGTAAACAAACTATTTTGGTTAATAGCAAAGTAAGTGGTAGAGATTAATTCTTCAACTATTTCATCAAGCTCATATCCTGCTTGTTTACATAATAATCTATTTTCATCATTAATTGCATACCCGTCTGATTTAAAAGATAAACGTTGAACAATGTAAATTGCGGCCTTAGATATTCTAAATGGTTCATATTTAATCGGTACTAATGATCTTAACTTCTTAGCTGATAATTCAAAAGATCTATAATGCCAACCTAAATGTTCATCCTTGCGAACAACCTTTGCAAAAATTAATGGTGCTAAGTTTTCAGCCTGATCATCATCTCCCCACGGCATATTAGCTCCACAAAAAACTGAGATCTTGCTCCATATAAGCTCTAGCATAATTCGAAGTGGATTATCTCTGCATGAAGCTATTACGACCCAGTCATCTTTATTATTATGCATTGAAAATGAATAAGGAAGACCATTTATTTTAACCAAAGAGAATTCATTCGATATTATTAATGTCGGTAGACTATTCATACCACGAATCATAGTAACTGAATCGCCTTTTTTTTCCTCTTGAGCGCGCTTCTTCTCAGTTAGCTGTTTTAGATAATTTTCCTCATCTAAATAATTAACGAAAACATCCCTAAGCCCTTTTTCAGTTTTATAGCCACCATATCCATGAATTATGGTTACAGGCGCGAGTTGTTCGACCACTAACGAGTAAAAGAGCACTTGATGCTGCTCCGGTAAAGAATAAATATCATCGTAGCATTGTGGACCCGCTATGCCGGTAAGCTTGGAAAATATTTCAGAGGCAACATCTATGTTGGGCCTCTCCTCCATGGCATCCATTTTTTTTGAAAAATACTCACTGTACTTCTTCCTCAATACGGCCAAATGCTCGTATGCATCAGTGAAATCATCTTTACTAAGATTTTTTTTAACTTCGAAAATAGCTAGTACGTTTTCAATGTCACATATGTATTCATCTGTTATGCCATATCTCTCGGCCTCATCTCTGATTAGCATGCAGTCAATTTGGTTTGGTATGAGCTCATCTCCAACCCTTATGAACCCACTAACAACATTGAGCTGCAATCCCTTGGGGATTGCAAAATTCTGATTAATACCTTGTTTAGTAATTTCCTCATAAGCTTTACCCAAAGTAGGCATATGAGGCATGCTCTGCTTGTTCAGCTTATCTTGTTCAACACGAACGAAAATACTCAATAATTCGGTTGCTTCATTTATCATTTTTAAGCACTCTGTCAAAGGGATTGAGTTGTATAGCTGCCTCAAGATGTTCAGGTGAAAAATGACTATATCTCATTGTCATTTGTATAGTCGAATGTCCCAAGATCTGCTGAAGAATTAATATATTTCCACCATTCATCATAAAGTGACTTGCAAACGTATGTCTCAAAACATGGGTGCGTTGACCGTCCGGCAATTCAATATTTGCTCTTTCGATCGCAAAGCCGAATGCATCATAAGCATTGTCAAATAGTCGACCACGACTTTTGGGAATTAATGCATGAAGTTCTTTCGATATTGGAATAGTGCGATTCTTTTTACTTTTCGTATTGGTATATGTGATTCGAAATGGCATAACTTGAGATTGCCTCAACTGCTCGGCTTCACTCCAACGGGCGCCGGTTGCGAGGCAAATACGTACAATAATGCCAAGATCTTTATTTGATGATACGTCACACTCATGGAGTAATCTTTTAATATCCTCCTCGTATAAGAATGACAGTTCGTTCTCACTCTCCCGAAAGAGCCGCACACCATCGAGTGGATTATCGCCTTTCCAACGCCCTAGCCTTTTTAATTCATTGAACACTGCACGTAAGTAAGCGTGTTCACGGTTTACTGTGGCTTCTTTCGGTAGTTTCTTGATGCCATGCTTTGGATTAGCGGTGAAGTCTCCCGCCAATCGCTGCTTACGATAGCCCGCAAACATTTCTTGGTTGAGTGTGAAAGCATCTGGATCACCCAAGTTATGACAGAGTGATTTCAATTTTTGCAGCCTTGCATCGCCATCGGTCAAAGACCTTCCGTGTAATTCATACCAATCATTAACTAACTCACTAAGCCGAACCGCGCGGGCTTCCGCCTCAATCGTGTTTATGCTGGATTCGCTGTTTTTAGCGAGCTGCTCTCGCTCGTAACGTAAAGCCTCGCCACGAGTTGCAAAGCTTTTGCGAATTCGCTTACTTCCTCTGCCCGCCGAGTAAAAATCACAAACCCACTTTCCGTTTTCGGCTTTTCTAACAGACATACAGTTTCCTCAAAAAACAAATGAGGACTTTTTACTGTATATAAAAACAGTGGTCAATGTTTGATTTCTGGCTTTTAAACATGACCACATAATGAGCATCAAGCGGAATGCTGACGCCAATGTTCTTCGCTAATGATCTTCAAAGAGTGTCCCTTTTCACGGTACTCGATGGCTTTTTCTATTTTTCGGCCATAGCTTTGATAGCGCCAATCTCTTGAACTCAAAGTTCCTATAATCAGGTAGTCTAATTTTTGAGTGATGTCATCGATTACAATTCCGCCTGCCGCTTCAATTTCAGCGGCACATGAGGAACGCGATCCGCAAAGAAACTTTCCTGTAAGACAAACCACAGAGCCTTTGATTTTTAACTCATCCACATGTTCAAGCGGTGAACGAATTGAAAGACCGTCAACCGATCCAGTGGCTAAATCGCAGCCCGTAAAGGCTATCATGGCCTCTTTCAGTTCTTCTCTTTCATCAGGTGTTACAACACCATCAGCCAAGATGTTCTCAATCAGAAGATAAAGGTCTTTACCGGGGAAGTTTGTTTTTAACAAACCATTATTGGATAACCACCAACGAAGATAGCGGATCTCATCTTCCGATAACTCATGATTGGCTAACATGCCTTTACACAGACCTTCAAGAAGGTGTTTATCAGATTCGGTTGAATAGAAGTCAACGTCAGGGGTATCAAGAAGGTTTTGTTGAATATTTAGTAAGTCATCTTTGAATTGCTTCAGTTCAGCTTCTTCGATGATGCCATCTTCTAAAATGGCTGCAATTTTATCCCGAATAACCTGGACGCAATAATTTTCGCTGATTGCTTCAGCTTCCAATAACCAAGTATCAAGGTAAAGTAATTCTTTGGCATCAACCTGTCCGTCACATGTCATACCCTCTATGATATTGACTAGATTTGCCAGTAACTTATCTCTGTTGCGTGTGTAGTTATAAACACTGAGTTTTCTGTCCATAGCACCCCCAATTACATTTTATGTTTGATACTTCCTATAACCTTCGCGATTAATTTAACTTCATCAACAGGCCAATCCACACCTTCGATACGCCAGTGATTGCCCGGCGTTCTCTGCAACGTTTCGCATCGCACAACATCAGCGCGCTGAGTGATCCATATTCCATCGGTCGGTTTGGCAAAATCTTTATCGACCAAATAAAACGTGCTGACTTCCGGCACCTGAATGACTTCAACCTTCTTGTGACCTGACGGCAATAAAGAAGCCTGTATTGAAACCGGCTCCCGCAGCTGCAGATGCCCAGAATCGATAGAACTAAATGGCAGGTTTTCAACTTTAGAGGACTGTTGTTCACTTTCGCGAACAACAGCGATTGCTGGCTCACCTTTTCCCGTGGCAAGCCATTCAAGTGAAACTCCAGTATCTAAGGCGCATTGCACTACGGCTTCACCGGCAAAGTATTCACGGCGAATCCATGTACTGACCGTGCCATGACCGACACCAATCTTTTCGACTAATTCTCTCTGCGTGGAAAAACCGTAGGCTTTCAATAATCTATCAACTAAAGCTTGCCCGCCTGAAAATCCCATTCAACTTTTCCACCATGTGAACGTTGACTGATTCAAATTTGAAATGTAACGTAGTCAATATTGAATCAACGAACGCAATTACCCGCATTTACCTTAACGAACAAGGATGCACGATGAATTCTCCACTTTCAATTACCTTGAGCAGCCCTTATTTGTCGCTGCCGGAATTCGCAAAAGTGACCGGAATACCTTACGAAACCTGCCGCCTGATGGTGAAAGATGGTCGCCTACCAATCAGGTCAAAAGCTCGCAAGATGGAAAAAGTGCTCATCAACATGATCGCTTTAACGAAAGAAGCTGACTTTCAGTCACGTTAACATTCAACTTTGCCAGTGATTGTGTTCGGCAGTGAGGAATTTGACTATGTTTGATTTCAAAGTTTCTACCCATAACTATTACGACGATGCCTGCCGCAAGTTCGCGTTAACCCACAACATGGAAGACGTTGCGCAGCAGGCAGTCATGCGAGCACAAACGCTGCGTAACAAGCTGAATCCCGATCAGCCTCATCAGCTCACCGTACAAGAAGTGTTAGTGCTTACCGATGTCACCGAAGACGCGACGCTCATTGATGGCTTACTTGCGCAAATCCAGTGCTTACCTTGTGTGCCGGTCAACGAAGTTGCCAACGACAAACTGCCGCTGTATGTGATGAAAGCCACCGCTGAAGTTGGTCAGTTAGCGGCTGGCGCGATCTCCACTGAGCAATTGAGCGCTAGCTGCAAACGTAGCCTGCTGCAAAACGTTAACAGCGGTATTCGTTGTTTAACCCTCGCCGCACTAGCCGTTCAAGCGCGCATACAGGCTAACCCTGCTTTGTCTTCAACTGTCGATGCGATCAGCGGTCTTGGCGCGTCATTTGGCGTGGTCTGAGGTGCAGTCATGATTTCATTTGCTGCACAGCTCAAAAGGCGCAGCCCATCAATGTCTTACGGACATGGCTGGATTTTAGGTGATAACGGTAAGCGCTGGCATCCGGTTAAAGAGGTTTCAAGCGCACCACGAACTCAAGCAACACCCAAGAGAGGCAAATCATGGCTATCGAAGGCGATTCAATGCTTGTCGAACTGAGCGCCGGTCAACGTGTCGCGGCACTCAATCACGTTGCGTTGTTGCGCTCGCAATTTAAGGGCGGCGACAGCGAACAGGATTTATCGCGATTCTTCGACTCAATGCGTGATGTTAGAGACAGCAACTATCAGGACAATAAGCGCGCACTGAGCGCCATCTTTTTCCTGGCAAATATTGGCAAAGACCGACACAGCGCCGATTTTAGCGAATTAAGCACCGATGAAAAAACCGCCGTCATACGTGCAATGAACCAATTAAAAGCTGTCGTGAGTTTATTCCCCAAGCGAATGACTCTCTCTAACTAAATAACCCAATGCAATTAACTGGCGTAAACCCGCCGGGATTCACTTTGCCCAAAAACAGGAAATTACATGCTGAATAATTCATCCCAACCTAAACAAACGGCTTCATACATCGATCTCGACATGATGCTCAATGACGCGCGTAAAGAAGAACGTCGCGATCGTGCTGACCTGATGGTTAATCGACTGAACATGCTGGCCGCAAAGATTCGCCACGACGAATTATCGCCGGTTGAAGCGGCCGAGTTGCTTCATCAGGAAATCGAAAAAATCCAAACGCAAATCGCGGAGGCGCACTAATGGCCGACTCAATGGATATTGTGCAGCAGCGCACCGAGGAAATGCTCGAACGTAATATCGCGCTCATCGTTAACCGTGCCCCTGCGATTAACGCTTCTTTCTGCGAAGACTGTGACGCCCCAATTCCGGAGTTGCGTCGTCGCGCCTATCTTGGCGTTACTCGCTGCGTTTCTTGTCAGGAGATTGAAGAGCAGCGCGTGAAACATCTGCAGGCCAAAGCCTGATGACAGAGAATTATGCTTACCCGTGGAATGCTCCACGGGAAGCCATTGCCAGCCCCTATCCTACTTATAAGGAACTGCGAAGCCGCGATCAGTTGATTGCGGCTTTGGCGCATGCTGAGCAGTTACTCGCTCAGCAGCCAACGCTGATTCAGCTCGATGTCAGGCGGCGCATCGCCGAACTGGAAAAATCACAGGGCATTGCCCGTGCCAATGCGTACTTAACAAAGACTTTTGTTGAGCGCACATTGCCACGCGTCGAATGTGTGAATGCAAAATATCGGCTCGACGAAATGAAGGCCGGCACGTTTAATTTGCTGACAGCAAATGCCACGAAGGATATCGGTGCGGCGAGAGTGTGCGGCGCGCTATGGGAGTTAATGCGTCGTTTTAACCGCTTGCCGGATATGGCTCGCGCCGATGTTGATTTGCTGGCTGGCGACATTGCCAACTTTGCCCTGGCTGAACTGGTGCAGGTGCATGCTCAATCTGACAACGAATCAGATTACAAATACGCGCACCGCATTTACATGACCGCCGCCACCATCACTCGCGAATTCAACCAGACACCGCCGTTATGGGAAAAGGTAACATCCCGATTCTTTGACCCGGAAGAAGTCGCACCCGCGATAATGCGCATGCAAACCGAGAAATGGTGGAAAGGTCGCCTGCGTCGTATAGCGGCTTCATGGCGTGAACATCTGCAAATCGCCCTCGCTAACGTCAGCAAAAAACACACACCCTATGCCAGCAATATGACTGTCTCGGAGTGGCGCGAGCAAAAGCGCCGCACGCGTGAGTTTCTTAAAGGGCTTGAGCTGGAGAATGAGGAAACCGGCGAGAGGATCAGCTTAATCGACAAGTTTGATTCCAGCGTTTCGAATCCCGCCATTAAGCGCTGCGAGTTGATGAATCGCATTCGCGGATTTGAAAATATCTGTAACGAGATGGGCTTTGTCGGCGAGTTCTACACGGTCACTGCCCCGTCTCGATACCACGCCACTATCAAGACCGGTCATCGTAACCGCAAGTGGAATGGTGCCAGCCCGGCAGACACGCAGCGTTATCTGTGCAACGTGTGGCAGAAAATTCGCGCCAAGCTGCATCGCGAAGAAATCCGCATCTTTGGTATCCGTGTTGCCGAACCCCATCACGATGCAACTCCACATTGGCACATGCTGATGTTTATGCTGCCTGAAAATGTTGATCGCGTACGTGAGGTGATCAGCGACTATGCATGGCGCGAAGATGGCAATGAACTTACCACCGAGAAGGCACGCAGAGCGCGTTTTCATGCGGAAGCTATCGATCCCGATAAAGGCAGCGCCACCGGTTATGTGGCGAAATACATCTCAAAAAATATCGATGGCTATGCGCTCGACGGGGAGCTGGACGACGAGAGCGGTAAAGAGCTGAAAGCAACTGCGTCAGCCGTTTCGGCATGGGCAGCACGTTGGCACATTCGCCAGTTCCAGTTTATCGGCGGCGCGCCGGTCACGGTCTACCGCGAGTTACGTCGCATGGCCGACAGCGAAACCGCTCACGGACTCAGCATCGAGTTCGCTGCTGCGCATGACGCAGCAGATGCTGGCGATTGGGCAGGCTACGTTAACGCACAAGGCGGTGCATTTGTACGTCGTGATGAACTGGCCGTGCGCACATGGTATCAACCGAGCGAAGATCTCAATGCTTACGGTGAAGAAACCGTGCGCATCAGAGGCGTGTATGCCACAGACGCTGGCGCAGATACGCCGATTCTAACCAGATTGACGCAATGGAAGATTGTGCCGAAGCGTGCCGTTGATTTGTCCGTTGACCTTAAGGACGCGTCCGCGTCCTCTTGGAGTTCTGTCAATAACTGTACGGCCCCGCCGGATGATGATCCCCCTATCGACTTCACGCGCTCGCCGACCCGTGCCGAGAGAAGACGTATTTTGAAGAGATTGCATGAAAGCACGCCTGCAAAACCGCAAAAAAAACGACAGGCGCCGCTTTCTGATAAATATCGCGATCAACGTAAGCAGCTCAGAGACAGCTTTTATGATGTCTCACGTCTTACCCTTTCCGAAGGCGAAGTTACACGCATGATGATGGGGCACAAGCTCAAAGTTGGCGCGCAAATATTCTGGAGTGGAACAAGCGGCCATCTTTTCGTTGAGCGTAGAAAACCTTCAACAGCCCTGCAGCGGTTTGAGGTATTGGCCGCTCAGCATCGAAAAAGCATTAATGTTCAATAATCCATCGGTCGGACAAATCCGAGCCATACGATGGTTTACGATTTCTTAACGCCATGATACTGTTTATACATACAGTGTACTTTATTGATAAGGAGTTAATTAGCTGATGGACATCGATAATCTGAGCGAGACCGTTGCCAGAATCCAATTTGTAGCCGACGTATCACTCATCGCACACTGCAAGGAAGATGAATTGAAAATGGCACTGTCGATGATCAGTGACATGGCCGGTTCGATTGACACCTCATTTTACCAAGACGCTATTTACTGCCAGGCAGAATGATCGCCTGGAAGTTTCAGAGCTGCGACTAAGCCACCGTTACGGTGGCTTTTTTGATGCTGCAGCAGAATGCATGTAGGTGCGTGATTTCGCATGATCTAAACAGGATCGCTTATCGCCCTTCTGTCCACGGCTGGCGCGGTATGAGGTGAGGCATGCAGATGCATTAAAAACGATGCACGAAGCGGGCAGGCGTGGCGGGGAAAGCATTGCGCGCAGAATAATTGAAACTGCTGTGTGGTTGGTTTGTTCTCGCTATAAATACCGATTTGATGAGATAAGCGTAAACTTTTGATAGCCGCACATAGATCGAGCCGGAATTCATTTCGGCGCTTAAATTGATGGAAACTCAAATCGTGAAAAGAACTTATCTTATCCATTATTAAAGCTCTAATGTTGCAACAAGTTAATGACTAAAAAATAGAA